CAGCGGTGACCGCTGGCATTGGTTTGATCTGGGCCAAGGACGCCAAGGAAGTCGAAGCTCCGAAGCCTTGAACTGGATTTATCAACTCGTGAAGGCTCTCTTGGACTTCCTCCGGGAGACGCCTGCACCAAAAATAGAAGAAGGAAATGCGCCAAAGCCTCTCAAATCTGATCTGGCTTCTCGTGTTGCCGATCTGCCTGGGCTGCCAGACAAAAGTGATTCTGGTTCCTAACGGTGATCCCGTGATGCTAGCCGAGCCTGTCCGCGCTCGCGTCTACGCTTTTGACAAGGACAAGAAGCTGGTGGGGCCATCCAAGGTGACGCTGCCGGCTGGTTGGTACGTTTTACCGAAGAACTGATATGGGTACACCACTTACAGGCAGTAGCGTTGCATCGACCTACACTGGCCTACTCAAGAACACCGATAACTCCACCGTAGGCGCAACGCTTAAAGCCATCAGCGACGGCAGCGGCAATGACTCCGCTCTCCAGATCTCCAGCGTCGCGGTTAATGCCACCAATGACTTCAGCGTAAACGGAGCCGCCAGCAAGTTCACAGTGGCCGCTGCAACCGGCAACACGGCCATTGCAGGCACTCTTGGTGTGACCGGAGCCACCAGCCTCTCAAGCCTCGCTACGAGCGGTGCAGCGACCATAGGCGGTGCGCTCAATGTTACCGGAGCAATCACTCTCACTGGCAACCTGACAGTCCCAGGAAACCTCGCGGTCACCGGAACCTCCACGCTGACAGGTGATCTTGCGGCCAACGGAAATACCACGCTTGGAAATGCCGGCACCGACACGCTGACGCTCAACTCGGACAACATCACGGCTCCAAACCTCACAAATGTTGTCGTTGATCTTGCTTCAGACAAAGTGCTGATCACCGATGCAAGTGATTCAAGTAAAGTAAAGAGCGTTACTGCCAGTTCATTTGCAATCAACTCTTCTAATGCTCCGCAAGTAAAACAGACTTTTTACAACGATTCTACCGCAGCAGGAAGTCCGTTTGTTTCAACTAGCACCGGATCAGGAACAGAGATAACGGTTCTAACTACTTCAATCACTCCTAGATCTACAGCTTCAACGGTGTTGGTCACAATAGCTGTCAACTATAGCTCTAATAACGCTACTGTAGGTTCAAATGTCGCAGCATTTAGAATCACTCGTAATGGAACACCTATTGGAGATAACAACGTAGGTACGGACTTGTACGGTATTGCGCCTTTTCCTGGTGTTGGAGATTTTAGCATCACAGCTTTAAGTAGCCAGTTCATTCAGATTCTTGATTCGCCAGCATCCACATCTGCTGTTACTTACAAGATCCATTTGTATTCAACTGTAGCATTTCCATCAATGTGGCTTAATAAATCAGTTAGTGATGTTTCTAGTGGCCACTCTTCATCCAAAGCCCGCGTCAGCTCCTCAATGATCTTGCAAGAATACTTCGCATGAAACCCTCCGAAGCGGCTCAGGCGGCTTGCGATAAGCTGTCGTTCACAGACTCGGCCACCATCGCGTTGGCCAAGAAGTTCTGTATCCGCCGCTACTCGATGATCTGGGATTCATGTCTGTGGAACGATACCCTCGGCGTTATCTCTCATCCGGTCACCGCCGGAGATGAGATGATCACCCTATCGGATTACGTCGCATCCGCTTACGCTTCAGGTACCGGCTACAACACCTTCATCGACTTTCCCGTCGCCATCCGCTTCACGGTCACCGGAGATACCGATGGCATCGAAGTGCCCGCCGCGGAATGGGTGTCATTCTTTCAGCTCGATCCCAATACCTGGAACAACGTCGATAGCCGTAAATCCACCCCCGGCAACTTCGTTAACTGGACCCGGTTGATCGGTGGGGCTTACGGCGAGGCCGGTGTTCCACGCATCAAGCTCGTCCCCACTCCCAATGCCGATGGAACACTGTTCATCCTCGCCAAGAAACAGTCGCAGATGCGGCAGTTCGGTGAGGCTGTCACCATCTCGAACGATACCAACTTCGAGCTTCGAGGCGTAGAGAACGCACTGATGGCCTACACCGAAGGAGATCTCCTCGAATACTCACGCCAGTACGGCAAAGCCCAAGCCAAGTTCCAAGAGGGAGCCGCTCAGGTATCCATCATGAAAGACATGGAACGCGGCCAGCAGCAGCAAATCAGCCGCATCATCCCAGATAGCTTGTACGATTACACGTTCCAAGACATCCTGTAATCGCCATGCCATTCCAATCCTCAGATGCTCTCGATGATCAGATGCTTCTGGATGGAAGCACGGGGTTCAGCACTGGCGTCATCTCTGCCACTCGTCCTGATTCCATTCCTGCGACCAGCATGGAATCGGCAATCAACATGGACTATGACGACTTCGGCAATCTCGTCACGCGACTCGGAACCGTTTCACTGACCGGAGCCAGCGAAGTATCTAATTGGGAAGATATCGTCTCAAACTGGGAGTCAACGAACTCCAATTTTGGATCTAACCTTCAATCCAACTCCACGGTCCTATCGGGATTTTACTTCGATACCGCAACATCCGAACGCCTTGTCATTGCAGTCAATGACATCAGTACATCAACCAAGAGCCTCTACTTCGGATCACCGGCAACTTCCTACAGTCAGATTTCAGGGTCAACGCTCAACGCTTCTGCTTTATACGTCTATTTTGCTCAATTAAATGACAAATTGTTTTATTCAGACGGTCTTGGAACGCTGAAGTACGTCTCTAGCTCGAACCTCAGCAACTCCACCGCAGCCGGCAAGATCAGCCGCATCGATGTCATCAATCAGGGATCGAACCATTCGTCCATTCCAACGATAACCGTCGCAGCCCCTCCCAGCGGCATCACGGCTACGGCCACTGCGGTTGTTTCCAATGATGGTAACCTCGTATTCATAACGATCACCAATCCCGGCAGCGGCTATGTCACCGCTCCAGCGATTACTATTTCTCCTGCCGCCTCGTCTCACGCCGTAGCCTTCGTATCGCTCACGCCTCCTGCCCAACCGATCTTTCTCACCACCCATACCAATCGGTTGTTCGCAGTTTCCGCGGATCCATCCATCCAGCCCGATACCCTCTACTTCTCGGATATCCTCGATGGCGAATCATGGGATCCTCTCGGCTCCATCCGAATCGGTGGTGATGGCGATCCCATCAAGGGACTCTACTCTTGGTTCGGCTATCAACTCATCGTCTTCAAGGAACGCTCTATTTGGAGCGTAAATGCCGATCCTACGCAAGATGCTGCCGATTGGACCATATCACTCATCAGCGGCAATATCGGCTGCTCATCGCACCGCTCAATCACCGCGGTTGGTCCTGACGTATTCTTCTTGTCCCGAGATGGCGTCCGATCTCTCCAGCAGATCCAAGCCGGTACCCAGACGAGCGTAGGTCTTGCGCTATCCAGCCCGATCAACGACCTCATCAGTCGCATCGACAAAACCAAGCTCGACCTCTGCGACGGTGTATTCTGGAACAACCGATATCTGCTGGCAGTTCCGTTTGTCACCGAGGGACCAACGATCATGGGAGTCGAAAGCGAGTACGCACTCCTGACCGAGAACAGCCTCGATATCGCACTCGAAGGTGCGGTAAACGAGAACAACGCGGTCATCGTATACCACTCACTGGCCCGCTCTTGGCTTGGTTACTGGGACAACTGGATCGTAAACGACTTCATCCCAACCTCGTTCTCAACATTTGGACCCGTCCTCATGTTTGCTGGCGATATCATCTCGGTGTCAGCGGGAGCCGGCCAGGTCTGGTCCTTCAACGATTACCTTCCAAACAGCCGGCTCAATCCGATTTCAAGCTCCGCATACACCGATGGCGGTGCGAATTACGAATCCACGGTGATCACCAAGGCTTACAACCTGAACGAACCTATCCCCGACAAGATCGGGTACAGCGTTCAATTCGCCTTCGACAACCCGTACACCACCGCCACCACGACCGCCGAAGTGTCGCTGGCCAAGGATATGTCGGCCACATTCGTGACGCTGGATTCCGCGCTGGCGATCACCTCAAGCCAGAAGTTCCTGAAGGCTTACAACCTGATCAGCCAAGGTCGCTGGAATACTTTGCAATTCAAGGTAACCACAGACGCTGGCCGCTTGTCTCTGCAATCCACCATTCTCTCCGGATTCGTCGATTCTGTGCGTCCCCAGCAATGAGCGTTCATCCAACAAACATTGAAGCGGCAAAGCTACTGCGAGAGCATTGGCCAACTTGTTCCACGTGGAACGATGATCAGATCCTAAACTGGATCGGGATCTTTAGTTCCAAGAAACTGTTTGGCATTGTGAAGAACGATGAAGGAAAGTGTGTCGGTGTGGGAGCAGTTCGGTTCCTAAACTCCATTGAGGAATCCGAGGATCTCAACAACAACTTTCCAGACGGTCATATCGCGTGGATCGAGATTGCCATTGGCACCGAGCCGTATGCGGTTCAAACCCTTTGGTTGGCCATGATGCGGTTGTGCTCTAAAAACGTAACCAAGTTGGGTGGTTTAAGAAAAGGCATTAACCGATTATACGATTTTGACAGGTACTTCAAACTGATTATGAACGAAAGGATTTCCTATGGGCGCATCATATGAGGCACCTAATTTAGCAGCCGCTAACAAAGAGGCTGTAGAGGCACAAGCTGAAACGTATCCAAAGCTAAGGGCATTGGATGCCGCCGCTAGGCTTGGAACAAAAATTAAATATGAGGATAAAGAATATGATTTTAGCGGAATTGGTGACATTGATACAGGTGAAGCATTTGCGCGGGCTGCTGCTGCAATTGCTCCTGAGCTTACGGGCAAGCAGCTTGATCTTGCCAAGCAATATGGAACTCAGTTTGCTCAACAGCGTAGAAATGAGCTAGAGGCTCTTGATCCTGAAAAGTTCAAGCTTTACGACCAGTTCCTAAAAAACACTGGTGGAGATATTGCCGCACCTGATACGCGGATAGATTCACCCACCTACGAGAGGGTTGGAATCCCCACTGCCCAACAGGATACCGGGGCTTCTCAATTGATCCGTAGCGAGCTTGAGCGTCAGATCCAGCAGGGTCTTTCTCAGGTTGGCACTCTTGATCCAAGCATGGAGCGACGGGTTCAGCAGGCCGCTCGCGCTCGCGGAAGTTCCATTGGTAATGTTCTTGGCAATCCTTCGGCTCTTCGTGAGTCGCTCGCAATTCAAGATGCTCTTGGAAACGCCAACTCTCAACGCTGGAACGCTGCAATGGGATTGCTTCAGAGCGGTCAAAGCACGAGCGATACCGCCAATCGGAACGCTCAAGAAGCCTTCCAGAACATCCTCGCAGCCACCGGTCAGCGGAACACCGCGGCGCAACAGAGCTTTGCAGGCCAGCTTACTTCTCAACAGCAGATGCTGTCTGGTCGCCAGCAGAACATTGCTAACGCCCAATCCGCCCTGGGACTGCAACCGGTCTCGTCTCAAGCTGCCCAACTAGGCGGACTTCAGCAGGGTGCGTCTCCGTTTATCACCCCTCAGTATACTCAGGGAATGCAGATGTCTACCCCTGGAGACCTGATGAAGATGGGAACCGGATTTGCGCTGAGTAACGCTGAGAATCAATACAAGTCTGATCAAGCCAACTCCTTCATGAATCAGTTTCAAGGATATGCTGGTGCGATTGGAAACCTTGGATCATCCTACGCTGGCTTTGGGCTTGGAGGCTGTTACGTCGCTCGCGAGTGTATCCCCGATCAGTGGGAGGCGTTTTACTTCTGGAAGGAACTTGTTGGACCGAAGTGGTTCAAGAGCTTCTACGACAGCAACGCCGAGAAGTTCGCGAAGTGGCTCAAGGACAAGCCGAAGGCGAAGAAGCTTGTGGCCAACTGGATGATAGCTCGAATCAACAGCATAATTCCAAAAAACTGATATGGCTGACGCAATCGACAATCTGGCTATAGACCTGAATCAAGCCAATACTGTAGATGAGTTTCCGGGGTATCCTGGATACAAGTTGGGCGATTTAGTCCCTGGAATGGCAGGAGTTAGGATTGGGGACACAGACTTTTATGGCACTGATGCGTATGGCCAAGAAGCTCCGTACAACTGGAGGACAGGGAGGTTTGAGTATGCTGCCCCCCCTACTCCTCCTGCGGATACGGATTCTCAGTTTGGGAGCTACCTTGCTGCAATAAAAGATTTGCAGGCTCCTGTAAGTCGTCCAGCGAGTTCTTCTAACCAGCCTTACACTCCGACATTTACTCCGATGGCCGCTCCTCCGGCTGTTCGGGTGTCTCCTCCTGCAAACTTTGGTCCAGTAACCGCATCCGGATACGCTCAACCTCCCGTTGATCCGATGAGTTACT